GGACTATACGCACAACAGGCTTCAGGTACTCCAGTTACTTACAGTACGGTGTACTAATGGCTTTACCTGCAACCCCTATCGTCAAGATCAATCTGACAGGTGGAGCATCATTCGGTGATCCATTTGTCCTAGATACTTCACAGCTTGACTTTGCCATTCTTGCAGATCCCGGCACTGTCATCATTGATGTATCCAATCAAGTAGCAAAAATCGATACTCGCAAAGAGCGTAACCTGTTTCAGGATAAGTATTTATCAGGATCAGCAACTGTGAGAATTACAGACGAAACAGGCGCGTGGAACCCCCAATCGGTAACAAGCCCCTACTATCCCAATCTTGTACCTTTACGCTCAATTATTATCGAAGCAGATTATGCAGGCACTGTTTATCCAATCTTCAAGGGTTACATTACTGAGTATCTTTACACTTACCCTAAAGATCAAGAGATTGGCTATGTCGATCTAATCTGCTCAGATGCCTTTAGACTTATCTTCAACTCCAATGTAACTACCGTGGCAGATGCAGGAGCAGGGCAAGGCACTGGCACACGCGTAGGCAAAATCCTAGATGCTATTGGCTGGCCTTCATCATCTCGATCTATTATGACTGGTCAAACACTATGTCAGGCAGATCCAGCGACTACACGCACTGCTCTAGCAGCTATTGAGACTGCAACCTTTACAGAGCAGGGAGCCTTCTACTTTGACAAGGCTGGCAACGCTGTGTTCAAGGATCGCAAGTTTGTCTATGAGTCTCCAGCAGAAGCACCTACAGCCTTTTCCAATGCAACTGGATCTACAGACATTCCTTATGCTGGCATTACCTTTGCACTGGATGATAAAACCATTGTGAATTCAGCCAGTGTTACACGCATAGGCGGCACAACTCAGACTGCCTCAGATGCAGCCTCGATTGCTAAGTATTTCCTACACAGCATCACAGCCAATGACATGCTTATGCAGACAGATGCTGAGGCTTTAGACCTTGCCTCTAACTTTGTGGCATCGCGTAAGGAAACTACCCTTAGAATCGAATCTATTACCCTTGACCTAGTAACTCTAGGCTATGGGGCAGGGGTTACAGCTGCACTGGATCTCGACTACTTCGACCCTATGCAGATTACAAATGTGAATGTGGCAGGAACTACTATTGTCAAGACTCTCCAATGTCAAGGCATAGCCCACAGCATTACGCCTAACACATGGCGCACAACACTTACAACACAGGAAAATGTCCTCGATGGCTTCATCTTGGATTCGACATTATACGGTATCCTTGACACATCCGTATTGGCATACTAGGAGAACAAATGACTTATCCATTCGTAGCAGGCGATGTACTGACAGCAGCAGACATGAACTATCTGCCTTCGTACACACTCAACGCACAGACTGGCACAACCTACACAGTCGTGACTAATGACCAATACAGCAAGCTGATCACTCAGTCCAATGCCTCTGCAAGTACCGTCAGAATCCCTACAAACGCCACTACAGCCTTTCCTATCGGTACTGTGATAAATGTGATCAACATAGGCGCAGGTATCTGCACAATCAACGCAGTGACCTCTGGCACTACAACAATCCTTTCAGCTGGGGCGGTAGCAGCAGCACCTACCCTTGCACAATACAAAGCCGCATCATGCATCAAAACGGGCACAGATCAATGGTTTGTGATCGGTGGCGTTGCGTAGTGTTTGGAGTCTCATTAGGAATTATGGATGGCGCTGGAGGCGCAGCTGGTGGCTCGTTTGAGTCTATCGCTACCTTTACTGCAAGTGGTGGAGAAACTTCTACTACTTTCAGTTCAATAGCATCTACCTATAAGCATCTACAAATACGAGGCATTTACAGGGATACAACTACTGGTGGATTTTCTAAGCAATTAGGTTTGCGATTTAATGGAGATACAGGTTCTAACTATCCTTATCACGCAATTTATGGTGATGGCTCTGCGGTTTACGCAATTGGTAATACTGCTCAAAATCAACTTTACACAGCTTATTCAGGAACAGATAGCAGTATGACAGCCAATTGTTTTGGTGGTTCAATTATAGACATTATCGATTATGCATCAACAACAAAGAATAAAACATTAAGACATTTTGGTGGAGTGAATGACAATGTTGGAGATACTAATAGGCGTTTAGGTTTATCTTCAGGTTTTTGGATGTCCACATCTGCAATCACTTCTGTGACTTTATTACCTGCATCTGCTTTTGCAGCGGGAACTGTATTTTCACTCTACGGAATTAAGGGGTAACATGCCAGCCACATACGAGCCGATAATGACCACTACTTTAACAACATCGACTGTCTCATTTTCGCTATCGTCTATTCCATCTACCTATACAGACTTGCGCCTAGTCATGAGTCACTTAGCCGCTGGAAGTTATGGTTGGTTATCCTTTAGGTTTAACGGCGATACTGGGTCTAACTACTCTGACACTTACATTAGAGGCGTTGGAACCGCTGCTCAATCATCAAGAAATACATCTGTAACTAAAATTGAAGTAGGTGGCTATCAGGATGCAACGACAACTATTCCAGCTTTAACAATTATGGACATTTTTTCTTATGCTGGTTCAACAAACAAAACAGTTTTAATTGATTATTCATCTGACAGTAATGGAGCGGGAACTGTTTATCGCCAAGTTTCACTATGGCGTAATACTGCTGCGATCAACTCAATCACAATAACTAGAGAAAACTGGAATTTTACTTCAGGCACAACTGCAACTCTGTATGGGATAAAAAATGCCTAGTACCTACACACTAATTAAAGGCGAGACACTACTTTCATCGGCTGCCTCTTATACCTTTACTGCTATTCCGAGTACCTTTACGGATTTAGTAATTAGAGCTTCTGTATTGACCACCCGCGCTGCTGCTGGTACTGATTATTTATTTATGCAATTTAACTCAACAACATCAGGTTATTCTGGGACACAGTTATACGGAACAGGTGGCGCTTCTGCATCAACTAGAGATACCGCTTCTACATTTATCATTGGGCCAGAAATAAACACGACAGGATTATCATCTACTGTTTTTACTAATCTTGAGTCCTACATACCTTCTTACACATCATCTACAAATAAACAAATTTCTATAGATTCTGCAGAGGAGTTAAACTCATCCACTGCTTACCGATATGTGCAAGCAAATTTAGCGCCAGTGACTGCAGCTGTTACAAGTATTTTATTAAGACCATCAACCTACTACTCAGCATCATGGGCAGCAGGAACATCCTTCTATCTATACGGAGTAAAAAATGCCTAATCCAACACGCATCGAAGTTAACTGCACAACAGGTGAGGTTCTTGAGATAGAACTAACCGATGAAGAAGTAGCACAGCGCGAAGCAGACGCAGCAGAAGCCGAAACACAACGCAAGGCAGATGAGAAGGCAGCAGCTGACAAAGCAGCAGCTCGCGCACAGATTCTCGATCGTCTCGGACTCACAGCCGATGAAGCGGCAATCCTTCTAGGATAATGAATCCAAGACTCAGCAAAGCTGGCATACAACTACGCGAGCAGTTTGACGATGCCTATCCAGATCGTGATCGCCGTTCCGATGGCTGGATTGCGGATGCAAGACACCTTGCAGCGGGTACTAGTGACCATGTGCCTTGTCCAAAAACTGGGTATGTTAGAGCGATCGATGTCGATCGAGATGTATCTGGTAAGTCAAAACCTGACCTCATGCCCTACATTGTTGATCAGATTGTCAGAGCCTGTAAGACACGATCCGAAAAGCGTATTGATTACATCATCTTTGATGGGTTCATCTATTCATCCAAGTTTAGATTTATTAAAAGGAAGTACAAGGGTGCAAACAAACACGCTCACCATGCTCATTTTAGCTTTAAGAAAGAAGCTGACTTACGCGGTGAATTTTATCAAATACCTATGTTAGGCGGAACACTATGAATCTCAAGAATCCAGCAATCCTTGCAGCAGGGGCATTTCTAGCAGCATGGTCAGCAACAAACTTTGACTTAGACTACAGAGCAGTGTTGTGGTCAGTACTATCAGGCGTGTTCGGTTATGCCACACCTAAACGATAATGATTGCGCAGGACATGGCGGTTCTTGCTGTTGCTGCTACGACCGTTATTGGTTCATTTATTGGCTCGGTGCGTTGGTTAGTAAAGCACTACCTTCAAGA